TGAGCACCTCCGCCGCCCGGCAGATGGTCGAGGACCCGGTGCTCCTGGCCCTGCAGGGGGCACGTCGGCTGTCTGAGCCCTGGCGCAGCCGCAGCGCTCGGGCACTCGGCATCGGCGCAGGCGAGCACGAACTGCGCCGGGCACTGTCGGCGTTCATCGCCGACCGACCGGACTCGGCTAGTGAGGCGCTGAGCCGGGCGGTGCCGCGATCGGCCCTCGGCCGCAGGCTCGCCGCCGAGATGGCGATCCACCTCGGTTCCGCCGAGCGCAGGCATCTTGACGCCGATGGCATGAGCCCCACGGTGCGCGCGCGGGACCTGTGGTCCCGGGGACACCTGAGCGCCGCGCTCAGCACGCTGGAGGCACTGCCCGGCTCCGGGGCGCTGCGGGCCCGTCTGCGTTCCCAGCTCGCCATGATGAGCCCGGGCTTCCACCTGCCCCGCTTGTCCCCCTCACCGGGCTGGACCGTTCCTGACCCCGGCGAGCCGCTGCGAGTCCTTCACCTGCTGACCAGCTCACTGCCCCACACCCAATCCGGCTACACCGTGCGCTCGCACGCACTCCTTCAGGCGCAGTGCGACGCCGGCATCGACGTGCGGGCGGTGACCCGCATCGGCTACCCCGTCATCATCGGCAGGCCCTCGGCTCAGGGCACCGACGTCGTCGACGCGGTCGTAGCCGCTCTCGTAGCCTCGGACGACGACGATGGTGTCGCCGCCCTCCTTGTCGCGCATCTTCTCCAGCGCTGCGATCAGTTCGTCGATGGTCATCAGTTGCTCCTCATTCCAGCTCAACGGTCGTGTTCTGGGCCCAGGCCTCAACCCTCAGGCCGAAGCTCAGGACCTCCTGCTCCAGCCATCGGAGCAGGTCAGTGATGTCGGTGTGCTTCTTCGCCCGGAACAGCATCCCGAACACTCCTGCGGGTGTTGCGACCCGGACCCTACGTCGGCCCCCACTCGTCTTCACGGCACGCAGTCTGGTGGCCTCGGAGGCGGGGCTGTTCATGAGGTTCAGGGCATTGCAGAACCCGAGGATGTCCCCGAGGTCCTTGACGACGAACCAGAGGGATCCGTCCTCTTCCACCACCACTCGGACCGGCTCGTCCTCGTAGTGCAGTGTGATCAGTGCTGACTTGGTCATGTTGTCTCTCTTTCTCTTGATCGGGTTCCCTATGTGGGGTTGCCCAGCTTCTCGGCGTAGCGCTCGTTCCAGATGCGGTCGAGCAGGGGTCGGTCGGCTTCGGTGTAGGCGCAGACCTCACGGACCTGACCGGAGGGGGTCTCCTGGAAGTACACACCCGGGTCCTCGCCGTCGTGCTCGTCCCTGTAGGCCTCCTTGACGTACTTGCCGAAGGTAGGGGCGTAGCTCCTGATGTTCTTGCTCGACACCCCCTTCCCGCGCATGTAGTCCTGGATGTAGAGCGGTCGTGCCTTCGCCTCGATCTCGGGGTGCTCGCCGCGGGCCTGGGCGAGAATGATGCGAAGCTTGGCTTCCAGGTGGTCCGGGGAGACGGCCCCCTGGGCGAGCATGTGGATCTCGACGAGCTGACGGGCTCGGGTCAGAGCCTTGTCCTCAGCGTCCAGGGCGGACGCCTCGACAGCGCGGGGGTTGATGGCGACGCCCTCGTTGAAGTACTTGTCGAGGGCGTCGGCGGCCTCGCACTGGTAGACGCGCACGAGCTCGCGGGTGCGCTCGTTCTTGAGGCGGCCGGTGTCGATGGTGGCCAGCCACATGGTGAAGGTGCGTCGGTCGATGACGGTCATCTCGCGGGTCTTACCGTCTGCGGCAACCGTGGGGGGCACACCCACGGTTGCCCACGACTGGTGCTGGAGTCGCTGCAACTGGCCGGAGAAGTCCAGACCAAGCGAGTCACAGACGGGGCGCAGGGCGACGTAGGCGCCGTCGGCAGTGGTATAGATGGTGGTGTCGTGGAACGGAATCTGTGTGAGTTCCTTCACGGGATCTCTCCTTCTTGGTTGGTGGTGTTGATGTCGTGGCGCAGGCTGACGGTCAGGACCTCATCCACGAGCCACTTCCTGAAGGCCTCGGCCTTCGGGAGGCGGCTGCGGGAGAGGCTGTCGAGCAGGTCCTCGCCGCGAACGAGGGAGGACGTGCGCGTCCCCCTGTTCGTGTGAACAGTGTATGGCCGAAGATGGCCCGTGTCAACCACCCGGGTCAACTCAGACGCGCTCTTGTAGCCCGAGGCCATCGCCACGTCCTTCGACACGAACCACACTCGCCCGTCGCCGTCGACGTCCTCGAACAGACGGACCGGGTAGCCCTCGTACTCCAACGTCAGCACGACACCGCCTCCGCCCTCGCCCGCTCCCGGGCGTCCTCGCGCAGCTCGACATCCAGGACTTCGTCGAGCAGCCAGCGGTAGAAGCCCTCGGACCGCTCGGACCGGGACCGGAACGCCAGGCCGATCAGAGCCCGGGCCGACACCGCCCTGGCGTCGTGCACCCCCCGGCGCCCCTGAACCTTGAACCAGCGGATCTCGTTCTTGCCGAACCTGCGCAGCATGTTGGGCGAGTCCCGGTACCCCAGGGCCGCGGCCACGTCCGCGGCGACGAACCAGGCGCCGTCATCATCGACGAACGCCCGCAGCTCATTCTTCTCATAGTAGAACAAAAGCATGGCTTCTCCTTCCCCGACACGGCCGGGGCCCTGCGCTCAGCAAGACCCCGGCCGGTCATCGTGAGATCAGAACGGAGTGGTCGAGCTGTCGACCGGCTCGAACTCCACCTCGTCGACCTGCCCCCGCGGGCTGCCCATCAGCGGAGAGCCGTCGGGGTTGAACATCGGCTGCCCCGTCTCGCGGTCCACGCGCTGACGCGGCGGGGCCACCGACGTCTTGATCGTGCACTTGCGACGCAGCATCAGCGCGAACAGGCGGTCGACGGTCGTCTTCAGCCCGGCCGCGTTGAGCATGGGCACCCGCTCGCGCGGGTCCTCGCGCCACAGGTCCACAGCCTCCAGCATCCGCCGGAAACCGGGGTTGAGGACCCGCGTGGTCCGCCCCTGCTCCGTGCGCTTGAAGTAGAGGACCGTGTACCCCAGCACCTGGACGCCGTGGTCGGGGTCGTTGGCGTCGTCGATGGCGTACGTGAGGACGGTCATCGGCAGGCCCTTGGACGACAGCCGGCACTCCGTCTTGGTGACGACGGCGTTGTGGTACCCGGGCTCGGGGGCGCGGAACGAGAACTCCTCCGCAACCTCCACCTGGGACAGGTCGAGGCCGTCCAGGGCGGTGAGGTCCGCGCCGGACGTACCGGCGGCGGTAGCGGGGAAGGCGGCGAAGGGGTCGTTGGCAGTCATGCGTTCTCCTTATCGGTGTTGGTGTTGTTGCTGGTGTTGTGAGCGAGCATCCAGATCCGGCCCATGGTGGGGTTCTCCAAGAAGTCGGGGAAGTCCTTGACCCGACGCTTGGTGATGGCCCCCGGCAGGGCGAAGTCCGCTCGGACGGCGAACTTCCCGCTCTCCAACCTGCCCGACCTCATGTAGGCGACGAAGTCGAAGTTGGAGGGCATGTGCTTGTCGGACTGCTGGCCCCGGAAGGCCGGTCCGATCTCAGTCTCCCCGGTCACCGAGTTGGTGACCCGGGCGACGTGGGTGAGAGCCAGGAGGTTGACGCCATCGCATCGCATGAAGGCGTTGATCAGCGTCATGACGTTGTCGTAGGCGTCGGTCCACGGCTTGTAGTTGTTGCCGGGATTGGCCGTACGGGACTCGCCCACGATGAGCTCCTGGAGCTTGTCGATGGTGTCGAAGACGACGGTGCGGTAGGGGAAGGACCTACTGTTCATCGTGGGCCGGACGACCTGGGAGATGAACCGGTGGGTGTCGGCCCAGGAGTCCAGGTGGATGATGGTGATCTTGTCCAGCTCGCCCCAGTCGCGCAGGGGGAGAGTTCCTCGTTCGAAGTCGAGGTAGAGCACCGGGGCCATCTCCTCAACCTTGGAGGCGGTGGCGGACAGAGAACTCTTTCCGCTGCCCGCCCCTCCGTACAGGAGTACCGAGATATCCTTGAGCTCCTGCGGATCCTCCGCCGTGAAACCGGCTGCTGCGAGCATCTTATCGAAAGCCGATGTCGACATCAGGCCGCCTCCCCGCCGTCGTCGCCCCCGGCCTCGTCGAGCGGGAACAGCGCCAGCTGCTTCCACCCCGGCAGAGTCAGAGTGTCGACCAGCTCAGCGCCCTCGACGCCGCGCAGACGCCACAGGGCCAGCAGGCGCTCCAGGTCCTCGCCGGTGCGCAGGTCGACGACCTCGCCCCTGCTGGACAGGGTGCACTCGATACGGTCGCTCCTGTGCATGACGGCGGGGCGGGTGAACGTCAGGACGAGGGGGTCGGTGTCGACGTTGAGCTCATTGGTGATGGTCCACATCCGGGACGAGGCGCCGTCGACCGTCCTGACCTCCCCCTGGTCGTCGACCACGAGGCCGGGCATGCGCTCGGCTCGCTTCAGCACCCGGTCGATGCCCTTGGTGCGAATCGCCGAACCCTTCATCGCGCCTCCCTTTCGACCCACTTGAGGACCTCGTCGTGGTAGCCCACGTAGGCCCGCGTCCAGCCCATCGACTCGCTCCACTCGAAGATGGCGACGGCCCCGTTGTTCCCGGCGACCAGCGCCAACTGACGCCCGTCCTTGGTGTAGATCACCCGGTAACGGCCCAGGTTGTTGCGGGGCCTGTCGAGCGCCCACCCCGCCTTCCTCAGAGCCTCTTCGATCATGCCGATCACGGCATACCTCCCCATGCGGCCATGTCGGCCTCCTCCTTCTTCAGTCTCTTGCAGCGGTAGCAGCCGAGCGAGGACTCGTACGCCCCGCTCGACACCCCCGCCCCCAACTCATTCTTCTCCTCGCCACGGACCCGGGCCACGAGCTCGCTGAAACGGCCCAGGACGGCCTCGGCGACGGCCCGACGGTACTGGAACACCAGCGTTCGGGCCGCGCCCGGCAGAACGTCCGTGGACGCATCACGCGGGATCATGAGCAGGCTCGCCCGCTCCACCTCGTAGCCGTCGCGCTCCAGGGCGTAGCCGTAGAGCATCATCTGCGCGTAGTACTTCCACGCGGTCTCCCAGATGATCTTGTCCCGGTCCATCAGGACCGAACCGTCCAGGCGGTTGTGCACCACGGAGGAGATCCCCGCCATGCGGGCCTTCGACAGAACCTTCCAGTCGATGACCTCCCTGCGCTCGATGTCGAACAGGTCGACAGTGCCTCTGATCGGCCCGTAGCCGTCAACCTGGGCGACGTCGACCCTCTTCTCCACGAGGACCAGCCCCGCCCGCCCCTCGGGAGAGTTCGACAAGCGCTGCTGGGCGAGCAGGTGGAAGGCCGTGCCCAGCAGCGG